AAGATGAAGCTGACTTGGGATGACTTGGAAAAAATGACCGTCGAAGAATTGTCTGAGGTTGCCACGTTGAGGTTGTCTTACTTCCGTGTGAAAAACAACGCTGAGCGCATAGAGAACCCTAAGATTATTTTGCAAATAGAAAACCTCTACATTATGACGGAACCAATCTATCCACAAGCCGTCCCCCAAAAGGATCGCCTTTCCGCCAAGGCCATAGAGCTGTTTGCGTCATCCCTGATTAGCCTTGCCGTCTCTCAAGCATTTGAACACCGGGAAGAGCTCGCAGAAATTTTGCGCCGAGTGATTTGTGTTCTCAGCCAAATAGCACCCTTCCAATGAGGACGCCAACCGCGGTTCCGAAAAATGCCCCGACTGCATACGACAGCAGTTGTAGCGGTAGCGGTAATTGGGGCACGCTCTCCAGCCGCCTCAATCGTCGCTCGTAATCCGTCAGAATCTCAATGACGGGGGTGTTTTTGTCCATGC